CGGTAGGACACCTGGAAGCCAGGGCCGACGACGGCGGGGACACGGCCAGTAACTACGCCCCGGAATGTGGCAAGTGCAACTTCAGTGAAGGCGGCAAGCGGGGAGCGGCCATCACGAACAGTCGCAAAGTGGAAGCAATCGATATCGAGAGAGTAAGGCGGATCAAGTGGTGGTAAGCAACCAGAGTTTTTCAGAATGGCCGGATAGCCCACGGTTCCCTACCCCTCCTTTTGCGCGCGTGCAACAGGAACAGGTGAACCAGGCAGTCAGACTTCTGGGCCTGAATCCTGAGGAAGTCGCCCAGGTTCGGATCACACCAGGGGGAGTCAGGGCCGAAGTCTGGGACGGCAACCCGGACCTGGTAACCACCTGGATATTTTTGGAAATCGAAACAACGGAGAAGGAATCATGAGCGAAGCAATCTTTACCCCCATGCCGAAGATCACTATCACCTGGGACGGCGGCGACGTCGTGGACGTCCTGGAGGTTCCTGAATCGGAACTGCCGGACTACCTGGGCGCAGGCTGGACGGTCCAGGCATGAAGCCGGACCAGGAACCAGGCGGCCGATACGTCCCAGCCCAGCTGTGGTACGACTCCACGGACCAGCACCTGGTTGTCATGGTCAACGGGAAGCCGGTCCCGGTGACTGAACCCGTCCTGCCTGGCCTGGAGGTGGTGGCATGAGTACGGGGGATCGTTTCATCTGGATCACTGCCTGGGCATTCGTGGTCCTGCTGTTCCTGGGCGTCCTGATCCTGGCAGTCATGCTGACGACCGCCCCGCCTGGCCCTGGCGGCGGCGGAACCGTCGTGATTATCGGCGGATACCCCTACAGATTGTAGGAATCCTCCAGGCCGGCGAGCTGCCCTGGGCGAACAAAAACCCCTAGAATACGCGGATTTGCCAAAAGCGCCCCTTGTATGGAACCTACAAGGGGCGCTCTTGCTATGCTTGGGGCGTGTCACTAACCATCAATAGCGCCGAAGCGCCTTACTTCCAGGTCTATGCCATGGCCATATGGGCGGCTGAACAGCGCACAGGCCGGACCTATGAAGCCCACCCGCGCTACCTGTCGCCCATCCCGCCCAGGACCGACGTATCAAACTACCTGGTAGGCGTGGACATGCTGGGCGTAGGCGCCACACCACAGGGCGTCAACGTCGCTGGAGTGATGGAAGCGAAGGACGCCCAGGGCTTCCCGCTCTATGACGACGTCACGGTACAGATAGCCCGCCGTTCAGCGAAGACAACCAGCATCCAGGCTGTCCTGCTGGGACGGTCCAGCAAGCGCCCGGACTACAGGACGATCCAGACAGCCCAGGACGGCACCAGGGCGTCCGGCGTCATCACTCAGATGATCAAAGACATGAAGCGCGTAGACAGGCGCGACGTGAAGGAACGGCCCTGGCGCGACTTCGCCTCCACCGGGCGCGAGTACGTCGAATGGGACGAAGGCGCACACTGGCACGTCGTGGCCCCTGACCCGGCATCCTTCCGTTCCAAAGCCGCTGACGCTATCTGGTTCGACGAAACTGGCGAGCTTGACCCGGTGAAGACGGATGACCTGGAGGCGGGCGCCCTGCCTGTGATGGACACCCGCGAAGACGGCCAGGTGATCAAGTCCGGCACGCCTGGGAAGGTCCGGGCTGGCATGGCCTGGCGAACCCTGGAAGCGGCCAGGGCGAACCCTGGCGCCCTGGGAATCGTGGACTACTCGGCGAAGGAATCCGAAGTGGTCACGGCGGAAAACATCCAGGACCAGTCAATGTGGTACCGCGTCCACGCTGGCCTGGCCGCTGGCCTGACCAAGCTGGCCACGATCCAGAAGCGCTACGAAACAATGGACTTGCACAAGTTCATTCGTGAATACCTGTGCGTCTGGCCCTCCGACGTGACGAAGTCCGCCCTGGATATGGAGCGCTTCGCGGAACAGCTGGTGGCCCCGGAAGCGGCCCCGGATGACTTCGCCCTGGCATTCGACTGTGAGATATCGGGCCAGGCCGGGGCGATCAGCGGCGGCTGGGTACGCCCGGACGGCGTCCACCGTATGCAACTGCTGGACCACAGGCGGGGCGTCCAGTGGATGGTCGAGGAACTTTCCAAGGCTCACTTCGCAAACCCCCGCGCCAGGATCGCCTACGACCCGATCGGCCAGAACAGCGTGATCGCCCTGGGCCTCCAGCGGGTCCAGCGCTTCAACCCCAAAGTGTTGGTTCCTGTCACCATGAAAGACCTGTCAGCGGGCGCGGCCCTGGTTGCCCAGGGACTGGACGGCCGGACGCTGGAGATATCCGAAGACGGGACCATGACAAAGGCCGCTCAGAACGCCACGTGGCGCGACTCAGGGGACAACAGACTGTTTGGCCGGAAGGGCGGGGCGGACATTAGCGGAATGATCAGTGGAAGCCTGGCTTTGCAGACTGCCGTAAAGACGCCCACACAGCGCCGGGAAGCCCTTCCCCCGACGGTCACAGGCGGTGCCAGCTAGCAATCGATCCAGTGTCAACGTAAGGTTGACGCATGGCAACCAAGAAGAAGACCTACGAAACCACCGACTACGCGGACATGATGCGGCGCATGATGAACGCCCACGGGCGCCGTGTCGCTGACGGCGACGTAGAAGACCTGGCGGAACTGCTGGAGATTCAGAAGCACCTTAGCTTTGTCGTGGCCCTGGCGGTCCAGGGCCAGCGTGAGAACCACGGGCGGTCCTGGGCGGATATCGCCAGGGCGGCGGGAACGTCGCGCCAGGCCGCACAGAAGCGCTGGTCCACGGATATGGCGGACCTGTAATAAAGTAGGAACCCTCTTAGCAGGGAAGAAAGTAGAATAGTCCTGGAAGCCCGGACCGTCCCCCACGGTCCGGGCTTTCTTGTGTCCTGGGACCGACACGCCCACATGCGGACGACCCGCCCCACTTCCTTACACATGCTTAGATACACCCCCGGTTTGCCCTGTCCCGTGCGGCATAGTTTCCACTCGTGGGAATCCTTGAAACAGCTTCGGAGCTAATCCGCTTCAGCCGTCAGAACAACGTGGACTTTGGCAAAACCAACTTTGGTATGGCCTCAGACTTCACTAGCACACTGGCTACGCTGGTTGGCCCGTCCGCTGGATTCGTGGAAGCCGGGGAAGCCCAGGCGTATAGCGTTCCTCCCGTTGCCAGGGCCTGCCAGCTATACGCCACGGCGTCACAGAAGGTCCGCCTGGAAGACCCGGACGGGAACGTCCCGGTCTTCCTGGCGGCAACTGAAGGCGCCTTCACCCCTGGCGCGATCGTCTCACAGCTGGTCATGTCGCTGTTCATGCACGGGAAGGCTGTTGTCTTCACCACCAGGAACGGCCAGGGCCTGATCGATTCCATGCTGGTCCTTCCCCCTCAGCTGTTCGGCCTGGACTTCATGGGACGTGTCACCCTGAAGGGCGACCTGGTGGACCCGAAGAAGTTCCTGTACATCAGGTCCGTACTGGGCCAGGGCTTCCTTCAGTTCGGCAAAGACTCAGTGACGCATTACCTGGGTCTGCGGGACTCGATCCTGTCCCGGTCCCGGAACCCCATCCCTGTGGTGGAACTGAAAGTGACGGACCAGTTCACAGCCAGCAAGGAAGAAATCCAGGCGGCACAGACTGCCTGGCAAGTTGCCAGGTCCGCCAATAACGGCGCCGTAGCCCTGACTCCCGCTGGCGTGGACGTCGTTATCCACGGCGACAAAGCAGACACGGCCATGCTGTCTGAAGCCAGGAACGAAGTACGCAAAGACGTCGCGAACTACGCGAACATAAACAGTTCCCTGCTGGACGGGAATAACGGCCAGTCAGACACGTACTCAAACACCCTCCAGGACAAAGACGAATTTGTGGACCTGTCCCTGGACACGTTCCTGGTCCCTATCGAGCAGCGCCTGTCTCAGAAAGACGCCTGGCCCGTTCCCCTGAAATTCAACCGTGAAGCCTTCCGTGCGACCGTGGCGCCCGCCGCCGTCGGGAACGTCGGAACCGCAACGGCTGAAGTCGAACCACCCGCCCCCGAACAGGAAGACGACGAATGACACTACTAGCCCTGGGCAATCTGCTTACGGCTTCCAGGGAATCCCGGACACTCCGCTACAAGCTGTTGCCCTACGGGGAGCCTGGACGGACCAACAAGGGGCGCGTCACGGCTGGCCCTGGTTCGGTACAGATTCCCGCTGGCGCCCTCCAGGTGAACCGTCAGCACGACAAAAACCGGCCCGTGGGACTGCTTCTGGCCGAAGCCGTGGACGACGGCCTGGAAGCCGTTGTGAACCTGACGACCACCGAAGAAGCGGACGCGGCCCTGGCCGCTGTGGAAGCCGGGGAGCTTCCGGGAATTTCCGTGGAACTGGCAAACCCGGTGATCCGCAACGGCCAGCTGGTCAGCGGAACCCTTGTGGGCGCTGGCCTGGTGGAAGAACCAGCGTTCGATAACGCGCTACTTCTGGCGGCGGCGGAAGCCGTGGCGCCAGACACTGAACCCGCAACACCCCAACAGGAAGGCACCACCCCCGTTATGACTCAGGAACAGATGGACCAGCTTCTGGCGGCACTCGCGCCAGGCGGCACTGGTACCCCCGCGCCCGCCCCCGTGGACACGTCCCTGTCCGCCGTTGCCGCCGCGTTCAGCGCTGGCGCCCAGGCGAGCGAACTCCACGCCGCCGCGCTGGACGTCATCACCAAAGTTGACATGTTCGACAAGGTCAACGTTCCGCAGTACGTCGGTGAGCTTCGCTCTCGCCGCCGCTACATCCCGCGTTATATCCCGCTGTACTCCAGCGCGGACCTGACCAGCACCACCATCACGGGCTGGCAGTACACTGCCGGTAAGACGCCCACCGTGGGCGACTGGTCCCAGGCCGCGACTGGCACCATTCCCAACGAGATCATGGCGGACATTCCGACGACGGAAGTCACGACGTCGGTGGTCACTACCCAGGCCGCGTTCCTGGCTGGCGGCAACTCCATCGGGCGTATCCACTATGACCTTCCCACCCCCGGCTTCCTGGAGTCCTACATCCGTGAATCGGATGATGACTTCATGCGGAAGCTGGACGCTAAAGTCCTGGCGAACATGACCACGGCGGCGAACCAGACCGCCGTTGTTTCCTCCGGCCCTGACGCCACGAACGTCTGGACGAAGATCATCCTGGGCGCCCACAACGTCCTGGATGTGGACCTCCCGGAATGGGCACTGATCGGCCCGGATCTGTGGCGCCAGGCAATGGCCACTACCAAGCTGGAAGCCCTGGAGCTTCTGTCTTCGGCCCTGGGCCTGGAGGAAGGCCAGCTGGATAAGTTCCGCCTGATCGGCGCCCCTGTGTCTCAGACCTCCCTGAATGGCCAGGTGCTGGTGGGAAGCCGTTCCACGGCGACCCTTCACACCCTGCCTGGCGGTCCTACCCGCGTGGAGGCAATCAACGTCCAGAAGGGCACCGTGGATAACGGCGTCTACGGCTACTGGGGCATCCTGAACCACCAGCCCAAAGCACTTGTGAAGGTGACCTAAGAATGGCGCTGGGAACCTGGCTAAAAACGTTCATGACGGCCATCGACGCCACTGCCGCGCGAGCCGCGATCGGCGCTGGCACCAGTTCGGTGGCCCTGCCAGCTACGGCGACGGCTACCGAAATGCGGGTGGGGACACAGGCGGGAACGCGCATGTTCACCCCTGCCCTGTTCGCTGAAGCTGGCGGCACGACGGCGGCACGGCCCACGGACGCCGGGCTGTACTTCCGCTACTTCGATACGACCCTTGGTAAGCCCGTCTTCCTGAAGACACAGCCTTCCGGCTGGGTGGACGCCACGGGGACCGCCGCCTAGTGGCAACCGTAGGCTGGGTGGATTCCACGGCCCTGGCGGCGGAATGGTGGGACGCTCCACAGGAACCCGAACTGTCAGCCCTGCTCCAGACATCCTATGACGTCTGCCTGGCCTACGCTCCAGCCCTGGCGGAAGGGGCGCCTGTCCCTTCCGCCTGGAAGCTGGCGCAGAAGCTCCAGGCCAAACACCTGTACGCCAGGGACAAATCCGGGAATAAGGAAAGCATCGGTCCTGACGGCTATGCAGTCTCCACGTTCCCGCTGGTCCTGGAGGCACGCCAGCTGTTGCGGCCCCGCGTCAGTCCCTGGAGCCAGGTGTTATGACGTCGGTAAGGAAACAGCTGGCGGACCACATACGGACCAACTGGCCAGCTGGCCAGCCCGTGGACGTCCGCCCCTTCGGGTATCAGCCCGAAGAACTACGCAAACCGGCTGTTGCCGTCTTTCGGGAAGCTATCGCCCAGGACGGCTCCCAGCTGGACCACGCATTCAAGATTCAAGTCTTCGGAGTCCAGGCGACCTCCAGTGAAGCACTGGAAGACGCCCTGGACACGCTCCTGGACAACGTCCTGACGGCCCTGCGTAAACACTCTTCCGTGACATTCGGGGAGGCTAAGCGCCTGGTCTTCCTGGACGTCTTCCAGGGCTGGGAGATTGACGCGTCCTGGACGTCCCAGGACTACTACAAAACCGCTGCATTATCTGGAGGATAACGCCACATGGCACACAACATTCTGACCATCAAAAACGCTGTAGTGAAGCTCTCGAACAGTCGCACCACGCCTGTCTGGGTGGATCACTCGGATGCACTGGACCAGGCTAAGGTCAACATCAGTTCCGACGATTTCCAGTGGGTACCGATTTCCGGGAACATCCAGAACCAGACTGGCGCCCTGAAGTATGAAGTGGTGCTGAACTTGGGCCAGGACACCAAGACTGGC